GCGACGGCGCGGTGGAAGCGGGTGCGGCTGATGAAGCTTCGGGCCCAGCCGCTGTGCGAGTACTGCCCGGCCGATCGCCGCGAGCTGGCGACTGCGGTCGACCATGTGGTGCCGATCATGGCCGGGGGCGCGGCGTTTGATCTGGACAATCTGCGATCGAGCTGCACCGCCTGCCACTCGGCGAAGACGGCGCGAGGTGTGGAGGCCGGGGCTGTGAAGACGACGAAGCCGCGCAAGGGTTGCCGGCCGGACGGTTCGCCGCTCGATCCCGCGCACCCCTGGTCCAAGCAAAAGGCGGCGAAGTGAATGGGCAAGCGGGGGCCTGGCGCCCGGCCGCAGGCAAAGGTCCAGGCCGAGGCACACGACGCGGGGCCGCCGGAGACGCCATGGCTTAACCCGATCCTGTCGCGATCGGGCCGGGTCATCGCCTTCATCGAGACGCTGCCCGTCACCAAGGGCATCCTTTCAGGCTCCAAGTTCCAGCTGCTCGACTTTCAGCTCGAGTGGATTCGGGCGATTTACGATCGGGTTACCGAGGACGGGCGAAGGGCTGTCCGCCAGGCGCTGCTGTCGATCGCGCGGAAGAACGGGAAGACAGGGCTCATCGTCGGCATTGCGCTGGCGCATATGGTGGGGCCGGAGGCCGAGGACCGCGGCGAGATCGCCTCGGCCGCCAACGACAAGGAGCAGGCCGGCCTGGTCTTTGAGGAGCTGGTCGCGATCATCGATGCGGTCCCCTGGATTGCGGCGATCACGAACGTCCAGAGCTTCAAGAAAACGATTGAGGTCACCGGGGTTCCGCCGGCAGCGAACGGCCTCGGCGGCAAGGGCAAGGGTACGATCTACGAGGCGCTGAGCTCGGACGCGAAGACCAAGCACGGCATGTCGCCGTCGCTCTGGATCTACGACGAGCTCGCGCAGTCCAAGAAGCGGGAGCTGTTCGATACGCTGCAGACCAGCCAGGGCGGCCGCCTTGAGCCGCTTGGCATCGTCATCTCGACCCAGTCGCCGCTGGCCAACCATCCGATGAGCGAGCTCGTCGACTATGGCGAGCAGGTGCTGAAGGGGATCATCGACGACGAGACTTTCGTCGGGCGCATCTATGCGTCGCCGGAAGGGTGCGACCTGCTTGATGAGGAGGCCTGGAAGGCGAGCAATCCGGCGCTGGGCACGTTCCGCGATGTGGTTGATCTGCGGACTCTGGCGCGGCGGGCCACCCGGCTGCCGAGCTTCGAGAGCGCGTTTCGGAACCTCTACCTCAACCAGCGGGTCGATGCAGTCGAGCGGGCGATCAACCAGGCCGACTGGGATGCGTGCGCAGATCCCGTGCCGCTCGATGACCTGGTCGGGATGGCCTGCTACGGCGGCCTCGATCTGGGCTCGGTCAGCGACCTCAATTCGCTGACGCTCTACTGGCCGGAGGTGAACGCGGCGCACAGCTGGCTGTGGGTGCCGCAGGCCCGGGTGCGGGAGCGGACGGAGAAGGACCGGGTGCCCTATGACGTGTGGGTGCGCGACGGGCATATCACTGCGACGCCCGGTCGGGCCCGCGACGACATGGCCATCCTGCGCCGGCTGGTCTGGGCGTCGGACACTTTTGACCTGAAGGCCGTCGGCTACGACCGGTGGCGCATCGAGGACCTGAAGAAGAAGCTGGAAGACGAGGACCTGGGCGAGCTGCCACTCGAGCCGCACGGCCAGGGGTTCAAGGACATGTCGCCGGCGTTCGACGCTTTCGAGACCGAGCTGATCGACGGCCGGCTGCGGCACGACGGCAGCCCGGTGCTCCGGTGGATGGCGTCCAACTGCGCGGTGCAGAAGGATGATGCGGGCAACCGCAAGCCTTCGAAGCAGAAGTCGAGCGACAAGATCGACGGGATTGTCACGCTGGTGATGGCGATCGGGCTCGCGATGCGGGCGAAGGGGCCGACGGAGTCGGTCTATGAAGAGCGCGGGATCGTGACGGTCTGACCGCGAGGGGCCGGGAGGGCTGGGCATGAATCTGTTCAGCCGCGATTTCTGGTGGCCATCGGCCGGACGGGTGCGACCGGCACGGGATATGGCAGGCGACCTGGGTGTCGAGCGAGCGGAGACCCGCGCCGCGCCCAGCATCGAGAACCCGTCTGTTCCGCTGACCGGCAACAACATTCTGGGGGCGGTGGGAAGCGACGCGGACGGGCAGCTGGTGACGCCGGTGACCGCCATGGGGACCAGCGCCATCTATGCCTGCGTGTCGACGATCGCCGACATCAAGGCGATGCTGCCCTGGAACCTGATGGAACGATCGCGCGACGGGAAGGTTCGCATCGCTTCGGAACGCCAGCTGCACTTCGTGCTGCACGACCGGCCGAACAGCTATCAGACGAGCTTCATCCACCGGCAGCAGGGCCAGGCCCAGGCGCTGTTGTGGGGGAACTTCTACGCGGAGATCCAGCGCGACCGGCGGAGCGGCGAGACGATCGGACTCTGGCCCATCCCGGCCTGGCTGGTGACCCCCGAGCTGCGCGAGGGCGTGAAGAGCTACCTCATCAATGGCATGCGCTTTGCCGACGAGGATATCTTCCATGTGCCGGCGTTCGGCTGGGACGGCGTGCGCGGCATCAGCCCGATCGCGCTGCACCGGCGGTCGATCGGGATGTCGCTGTCGGCGGAGGCCTTCGGCGAGAACTTCTACCGCAACGGCACCCGGCTCGCCGGTGCGCTGAAGCACCCGCAGCAGCTCTCGATAGAAGCGCAGTCGCGGCTGAGGACCAGCTGGTCGGACGCCTATTCGGGCGCGGCGAACAGCGGGCGTGTGGCCATCCTGGAAGAGGGGATGGACTTCACCCCCTTCACCATGCCCCTCGAGGATGCGCAGTTCGTCGAGACCCGGAAGTTCCAGATTGCCGACGCGGCGCGCATCTATCGGATGCCGCTGCACATGGTGGGCGAGATGGACGGCGCCAAGTTCAACAACATCGAGCAGCAGAACATCGACTTCGTCACGAAGTGCCTGCTGCCCTGGATCGTGCGCTGGGAGCAGGAAGCCCAGGCAAAGCTGCTGACCGAAATCGAGCGCCGGACGCTGTTCACGAAGATCAATGTCTCGGGCCTGATGCGCGGCGACATGAAGAGCCGCTTCGAGGCCTATGCGCTGGGGCGGCAGTGGGGCTGGCAGAGCGTCAACGACATCCTCGACCTTGAGGACCGGAACGGCATCGGCCCGGCCGGGGACGTCTATCTGCAGCCGATGAACATGGAGGATGCGCGCGCATCCTCTGGGAACACGGTGCCGGCGGGGACGGACCCTGCGGCGACCACTGGAAGCGGAGAGGGGGCGGACGATGGAGATTGAGCGCCGCATTGCGGAGAGCGCGATCGAGGTCCGCTTTGCGGACGCGGGCGCACAGACTGGCACGACAATCCGGGGCTATGCCGCGCGGTTCAACAGCCCGTCGCAGCCGATCGGCGGGCGCTTTATCGAGCGCATCGCACCCGGCGCGTTCGACGACGTGCTGGGCGACGATGTCCGCGCCCTCATCAACCACGACCCCAGCCTCATCCTCGGCCGCTCGATTGCGGGCACGCTTCGCCTGTCGGTCGACGGGCAGGGCCTGGCCTATGAGGTCGACCTGCCCGACGTCGGCTATGCGCGGGATCTGGCAACGTCGATCGCGCGCGGCGACATCAGCCAGTCGAGCTTCGGTTTTTCACTCGAGATTGACGGCGAGGAGTGGAGCCGCGGCGAGAGCGGCATGAAGGTCCGCACCATCATGAAGGTGAAGCGGCTCTACGACGTGAGCCCGGTGACCTATCCGGCCTACCCGGAAGCGACCGTCGGGCTGCGCTCGCTCGAGCGGTTCGAAGCGAACGAAAGCCAGGCCAGCGCCGCGGCGATCGCGGCTGAGACGGAGCGGCGCGCCCGCTGGCTGCAGCTCGCCCGCATCTAACCCGAAACCAACGACGAGACACCCCTCCGACCGGGCCGGCCGGCGGAGCAGGGACGATGCTGGCCGGCCCTCAGAAAGGAGAATGCAATGACCCTTCAGGAACTTCGCGATGCTCGCAATCGTGTGGCCCAGCGCATGCGCGACATGCATGCCGCAGCCGAAAAGGAAGACCGCGGCTTCTCGACCGAAGAGCGGTCGGAATGGGAAAAGCTGGTCGCTGACCACAACGCGCTTGAGGAGCGCATTGCGGCCGCCGAGGCTGTCGAGCAGGCGACCCGCCGCGACCCCGCGCAAGTGCGCGCCGGTGGCGGCCGGGCAGCGATCGAGACGCCGGGCATGGGCCACAATGGCGGGCCGGGCCTGGATGAGATGCGCGCCTTCCGCAGCTGGCTGACGGGTGCGCGCCACCTGCAGCGTGCGCTGACCGACGAAGACCGCACCTGGATTCAGACCCGCATGGGCGAAGTGCCGGAGGATGCGCTGGCCGCGCTGCCGCCGGAACAGCGCGACTTCGCGATCGGCACCGGCAACGTCGGTGGCTTCACGGTGCCGCAGGACTTCTTCAACAGCCTTGAGGTTGCCATGCGCGACTTCGGCGCGATGCTCCGCCCGGGGGTTGCGCAGATCATCCGCACGGATTCGGGTGCGCCGCTGCCGATGCCGACCTTCAACTACACCGCGGTCGTGGCCACGATCGTCGGCGAAGGCTCGGCGATCGGCCTCGACACCTCGACGCCCTTCGGCTCGACCACGCTGGGCGGCTTCATGTACGCTCCGCCGATCCTGCCGATCTCCATCCAGTTCCTGCAGGACACCGCGTTCGACGAGGCCTTCATCGTCAACGCGATGGGCGAGGCGCTGGGCCGTGGCATGAACGCCCACTTCACCACGGGTACGGGCACCGGCCAGCCCCGGGGCATCATGACGGCCGCGACCATCGGCCGGACGGGTGCGACCGGCACGGCGACGACGGTCAACTACAACGAGCTGCTGCAACTGGAGCACTCGGTGGACCCGGCCTATCGCCCGAGCGCGCAGTGGATGTTCCACGACTCCACGCTGCGCATCATCAAGGGTCTTGTCGACACCCAGAACCGGCCGCTGTTCCTGCCGACGCTGGGCGGCATCGCGGAAGGCGCGCCTGCGACCATCATGAGCTACCCCTATGTCGTCAATCAGGACGTGGCGGTTATGGCGGCCAACGCCCGGTCGATCGCATTCGGGCGGCTCGACAAGTACAAGATCCGGCTGGTCCGCTCGGTG